TTGGGTCGTTTCGGCGCACCTGCTTTACAGGCAGCGACAGCAACCAACTAACATTTCTTCTTGCGGTGAAAGTTTAACGCGGGGACCAGGACAAGATGGCCTGGTAACTAGGGAGCTAGGCTAGCCCCCTATCCCGGTACAACTCGTGTTACTCTGATCGAAATGTTGGAACTAAAGACAAACGATAATGGCTTTCAATAACCAAATTAAACCCATCTTTAGGACCATAGCTTTATGGACCTACAAATGGTATCTAAAGGGCTACTGTAGAGGCCACAACGTTGAACTAGTTCACAACTGGTTCGACCTTGTAGAAACTTGGTTAAGGACACGGGGTAATCTGAATACAATCCAGAGGCTGAAAAGCCTAAGGGTTATAATTCTGAATTACCTCGCATCCACACCAGTGAAGGGGTCACCCGATCCTAGTATTGGTCTGACATGGGATAAACTTCCAAAATGTTTAGGAGGTTTACTCCCACTAGTTAGATCAAAGGATCCAAAGGCACTGAGACTAGTCATGACCATGTTAAATGTGTCACGATGTATCCCAGGGCACTCGGATCCGGACTTTTCATCCATAGTCTCTTCGGCTTCGTTCACAGAGTCCAACCTATTAAAGGTATGGTCTGAGATCGAGCTTACGATAGACAAGATGGAGATCAGTCTTCCTAGGCCAAGGTGGTCTTCACCTCACCTTTCAACTAAATCGGGACCAAATGGAATCGCAATGACATCAAGTATAAGAGACTTGAGCCTCCTTCCACCCCACATATGGGAATCCATATGTGAGATAGGAGGGGATGACTTAAGTAATTATATGAGTCTGCTCTCGAACTTGGATCCAGATGATGTTAAGAAATTAGGCTTCAATGAGAAGAATAATAATCTCATTAGAAAACTATCTCTTATCCATGATCCGGAAGCAAAGACAAGAGTAATTGCAATCCTTGATTACTGGTCACAAACAGCCTTGAAACCTCTCCACGATAGTCTTTTGGACTTAGTGAGAGAGAAATTCAAGGGTGATTGTACCTTTAACCAGGGAAGATTCCAATCGCTCCTGCCAAAGGGAAGATGGTATTATTCTTGTGATCTAAAATCTTGTACTGATAGACTCCCTGTAGAATTACAGGAGAGAATACTAGGAAAGATAATAGACAAAGAATACGCCAAACATTGAAGAAACATAATGGTAAGTGAACCATATTACTTTGAAGGTAAATCATATAAATATGAAACCGGACAAGGTATGGGTGCTTACTCATCATGGGCCTCAATGGCCCTTTGCCACCACCTAATACTTGTAACAGCCGCAAGACTATCAAATAGTCAGGCGAGCTACGCAATGTTAGGTGACGATGTGGTGATAGCAGGAAGAAAATTCGCTGATCGTTACCGATACCTGATTGATTTACTCGGAGTAGAAATCTCCCATGCGAAGTCATATTACTCAAAGGAGTTATATGAATTTGCAAAGAGACAAATCTACAAAGGAGTTGAAATCACAGGGGCACCCCTACATGGCTTAGGTACTACTATAAGGAGATATCATTTCTTTATAGAGCAACTAAACCAGTGGGAGAACCGAATCGGACTCCAATCTTCGATGGTAACCCGGGGTATGATCCTCGATCTATATAAGATGACAGGTAGGCCGACGGAATTTTCCGAAAGACTAGCTGACAAATCATATGGATTCTACCTTCTTCCCCGAAAGGAAGACAAGTTCTGGGAAGGTCGGGCAATTGATGCCGTGGCCTTCTTTCTTAAGAACTTGCTTGGATGTAATAGGTCGGCATTAACCTGCAGGAAAATCCTGGTAGGAATGCTAACGACCGTTAAATCCAAGATGATAGAAGAGGGCCTGGTTGAGTCTGCAAAGAATTACAATAGTTTCGTAATGAAACTAGATTCTATAGCAGAACAATCAGGAGGTGCGGTGTCCCCAACACTGCTACGTGAGATTCCACCTGTAAGGACATTCATTGATAATATCAAAGATATCCAAACAGAGTACGAAAAGGTTCGTTCAAACATATGGCATAACCGCGATGAAGATGTTCTCTTCGATCGTTCGTTATCCCTAGGTCTGAACCCCCTTGCCGTGTTCTCACTGAGACCTCACGAGAATGTCATGGCAAACAATGCTTGGCTTCTAAAGAAGTTCAAGCAATGGTTACCAGGACAACTCGAGGCCAGAGAGGCAGTGTACGAAGCACATCCTGATGAGATTCCGTCAGAAGAGCAAATTACTCGTCTGATGGGTCCATCGAGATATACTAAGTACGCCAAAACTGCTGGCCCTTATAGATCCCACCGTTTCCACAATCCTAACGGCGTTATGAACCGATAGGAACCCGGTAGCCAATCCGGGGGGTGTGGGAAACGGGTGTACATCTCGGCTCAAAAGGCCGG